ATGTCCATCGTGATGAGCGGCGCCCCTGGCGCCCCGGAGAGCCTGCCTGCCGCGGAACTGGCTCAGCAACGCAACGAGGCGTATCGCAAGATTACCGTGCGCCTGATCCCTTTCCTGGTCTTCCTGTTCATCCTGGCTTGGATCGACCGCGTCAACGTCGGCTTTGCCAAGCTGCAGATGCTGCAGGACTTGCAGTTCAGCGAGGCCGTGTACGGGCTGGGCGCGGGAATTTTCTTCATCGGCTACTTTCTGTTCGAGGTGCCGAGCAACCTGCTGCTCGAGAAGATCGGCGCCCGCAAGACGCTGGCGCGCATCACGATCCTCTGGGGCCTGGCGTCGATGGCGATGATCTTCGTGAAGACGCCGATGCAGTTCTATACGCTGCGCTTCGTGCTCGGTGTCTTCGAGGCGGGCTTCTTCCCGGGCGTGGTGCTGTACCTGACGTACTGGTTCCCGGCCGCGCGTCGCGCACGCATCAATGGCCTGTTCATGACCTCGTTCGCAATTGCCGGCGTGGTGGGCGGCCCGCTGGCCGGCTTCATCATGAGCGCGATGGACGGTGTGGATGGCCTGGCCAACTGGCAATGGCTGTTCGTGATCGAAGGGATCCCTTCGGTGCTGGCGGGCATCGCGGTGCTGATGTATCTGCCGGAGAAACCGGTCAACGCGAAGTGGCTGACGCAGCAGGAGCAGACCATCGTCACGCGCGACGTGGAAGCTGAGGCGCGTGACCCCAACAAGCACTCGTCCCTCAAGGACGCCTTCGCCAATGCACGCGTGTGGATCTGCGCGGCGATTTACTTCTGCGTCGTCAGCGGCAACGCCACCATCGCATTCTGGTCGCCATCGATCATCAAGGAACTCGGCGTACAGGGCAACCTGCAAATCGGCCTGGTCTCCGCAATCCCGTTCGTGGCCGGCACCATCGCCATGGTCCTCAACGGTATCCACTCGGACCGCACCGGCGAGCGCCGCATGCACTGCGCGATGGCAACACTGGTGGCAGCCGTGGGCCTGACGCTGACCGGCTTCCTGCTCCACAGCGCCGTGCTGGCCCTGATCGCGCTGACGATCGCCTCCATCGGCATCCTGGCCGCCTTCCCGGTGTTCTGGTCGCTGCCGTCGGCATTCCTTGCCGGCACCGCAGCCGCAGGCGGCATCGCGCTGATCAACTCGATTGGCAATCTGGCCGGCTTCGTGGCGCCGTACATGATTGGTTGGTTCAAGACCAGCACCGGCCAACTGGCCGGCGGCCTGTACTTTGTGGCCGCACTGGAAGCCTGCGCGACGGTACTGGTGATCGCTTTCATCCGCGCCCGCCACTGATCACGGCGCAGGATGCCCGCAGGGCGGGCAGGGGACTGGATTCCCCTGCCGCCTTGCGTTACAATCCGCTTCCTTATTGCGCCGCAGGCAGAAGTTACGCCAGCGGCACGGACGGTGTCCCGGCGCCTAGTCGCCGCAAGCAAGAAAAGGCGGGCAGTTCCAGCCGCCTTTTTTGCTTTGTCGACCACCGTCCAAGGACCGCGAGGGTGGCGAAATTGGTAGACGCACCAGGTTTAGGTCCTGACGCCAGCAATGGTGTAGGGGTTCGAGTCCCCTCCCTCGCACCAAGATTTCCTTATAAATCAATGCTCTAGGCTGCTGATACTGGCAAAAATTTAGCCAGTTTTTGCCGGTTTGGCTGCCGATTTGCCAGCATTTTTGCCAGCATTTGCAGCGAACTTCTTCACGGCCCGATTCCCCGCCTCGGCGTCAGCCGACGGCATCCAGCGGCCATACACGCGGGCGATCATCGTCCAGTCAGCGTGCCCCATCTGCTTTGCCACCCACATCGGGTGTTCCCCGGCCGACAGCATCATCGAGGCGTACGTGTGCCTGGTCTGGTACGGGTTTCGGTACCGGACGCCGGCGCGCTTCAGCGCTGACCGCCAGATGCGCCAGATCTGGTGCGACCCCGAAAACCGCTCCCCCGCGTTCGTCTTGAAAACTGGCCCGTCCAACTCAGCCAAGAAGGTGAGTGGCTTCTGCGCCTCCAGCGCGGCGGCGGCCGGCGCCAGCAGGCGGATGTCGCGGCGCCCGGCGTTCGTCTTGGGAAACTCAACCACACCCTTGGCTTCACGGGTCAGCGCGCGACGGACGCGCACATAGCCCTCCACGAAATCGATGTCGGACCAGTTCAGCGCGATCAGCTCGGACGTGCGCATGCCGGTCCACAGGGCGAACTGGATCATGTTGGAGTCGCCCGTACGCAGCTTTTCCAGCACGGCTGACTGCTCGGCGGGCGACAGCGGGTCGATTTCGTCGGTGTCCTCGCCATCCGGCGCCGGGCGCTCGGCGCGGGCGTAGGTGTAGCCGGCGATGGGGTTTGCATCGATGATCTCGTCGGCGGCAGCATCGCCCAGGGCGGAGCGCATGCAGCTCTGGATGTTCGACAGCCGCTTGTTGGAGACCTTCTTTTCCTTGGCGTCATCGATGACTGCCAGCCAATCCCGGATGGCTGCGCGCTTCAGCTCGGAGAGCGGCAGCTTGCCAAATTTGGGGATGACCCAGCGGTTCACGATCAGCTCATAGCCGGTGTAGGTGGAGGCCTTGAGCTCGACCTTCTTCCGTTTCAGCCAGGTGTCGAAATAGGACTCGACCGTGAGGGCGTCGCCGGGACGCTCCGCCAGTTCCGCCGCATGCTTGGACTGGGGGAAGGTCTCGGCGTAGTTGAACTCGCCTTTCTCGATCGCGTGCATGATCGCGGCGCGGAACTGCTCTAGCTTTCGAGTATTGGCAGGCGAGGGCTTCGTCCGGATACGCTCGCGACACCGCTTCCCCTTGAAAGGGAAGGTGATTTCATAGCTGGAGTCTGAAACGATAGCGACTCCTGTCCCTTTTCGACCCATTTTTCGTATCCGGCGAGGTCCATCAGAATTTTCTTCGAGCCAGGGGCATAGCGCCAGACGCCGCCCTCGGGCCAGATGCCCTTGCATTTCCGCGTGTAGACAGCTGCCGCCGTGAGGCCGGTCAGTTCGCAGAACTTGGCGATTGTTACAAAGCGTACCATGGCGTCCTATCTCAGCCCCCAGTGGCGGGCGGTCAGTTCGATGATGCGTTGCGCTGCTTCGGTCACTGCAATTCCTGTTCTGCCTGCCGCATGGCGGCTGTGAGCTGGGCCATCTCGTCGTGCGAGCCACCGGGGCGGTCCGGATGAGCGGCCTGGGCCCGCCGGCGATACGCCGCACGGACAGCGGCCAGGTCTCGCTCCGCAGCGGGGACGCCGATCACTTCGCGCCAGGTGCGCGCGGCTGCCGGCGAGGGCAGCGACGTGAAACCGGTGAATGCCCGGTCGAGGATTTGCGCGCCACCGTGCCGCTCGATCGCACGCAGCGCTTCCAACGTCGCGGCGATCGCGGCAAGGTTGTCGGCAACCCTCCGGTATTGGTCGATCGCCATGACGCGTCGATCGCCATTCTTCGTTTCCCAATACACGGCCACGCCGGGATCTTCAGGCGCCTTCTGATCCGATCGCGGCAGACCATCGAGGCGTGTCGTGATGTTGGTTGAGATCACAATATCGTCACGCCAGATGCTGAGCCTCCCCAGTTCATCGAGAACGCGCTCGACGCCTTGCATGACAGTCAGTTCCGCTGAGAACTTCGAGTTCCGCCGCGAATTAAAGCGTCCAGCCTGGCGGGCATAGCTTTTCGTGCGTGGCCAGCCTTCGGGCCAGCAGAGAGGGTAGGCGGGGATCATGGATGGAAATTTGTGGTTCTGAATAATTTGGTCTAAACGGAAGGTGCTTCGAGCACCAGTCCCGGCTGCCGCGTGCGCTCGGTCTGCAGCGAGATGTAATCCGGGTTCAGTTCGGCACCCAGCCAGCGGCGGCCGAGCCGCTGCGCGACGCTGGCCACCGTGCCGGAGCCCATGAACGGATCGAATACGATGTCGCCGGGCCGGCTGCCGGCCAAGATGCATGGCTCGACCAGAGCTTCGGGAAAAGTGGCGAAATGCGCGCCGCTGTATGACTGCGTCGGGATGGTCCAAACGGAGCGGCGGTTGCGCTCGGTCGGCATGATTGCCATGGCCTGGTTGAAGCTCGCATTGTTCTTCACGCGCGGCTTCGGCTCGGCGTCATATCCTCGGCCAAAGCCGACGCCAGTGCCGGGATAGACTTTCCGCTTTGCCGTGTAGCGGCCGTCGATCTCTTCGTGTTTGCGATCTGTACCGGTCGCCCACCCTGCCGGAGTGCGGCCCACGGCTTTCATGTTGCCGTTCGTCTTGGCGCCTCCATTGGCGCGCGTACTGCCAACCTGTGCCTGCACGTCCTGCGACAGCCTGGCGTGCGTGTTCGAGCTGACCGGCTCGAGCACCGCCTGCTGATCATAGAAGTACTTCTCGCTCTTCGTCATCAGGAACAGGTATTCATGCGCTTTGGTGCAGCGATCGCGCACGCTCTCCGGCATGGGATTGGGCTTGTGCCAGATGATGTCCTGCCGGAGCCACCAGCCGGCATCCTGCAGCGCGAAGGCGAGGCGCCACGGCTGACCAACCAGATCCTTCGGTTTCAGACCTTCCACGCGCACGTCGCTGCGCGGAATCGGCGCGTCATCACGCCGGCGGCTGGCGATCATCGCTCGTGCTTCGGTTGCGGCCGGCGACGGTCCCCATGCTGCACCGCGCGTGCCGGCATAGCTGTCGCCCATGTTCAGCCACAGTGTTCCGTCGTCGGTCAGCAGCTGGCGGCAGAGGTCGAAGACCTCCACCATGCTGGTGATGAATTCTGGCAGGGAGGCCTCCAGCCCCAGCTGTCCGTCGACGCCATAGTCGCGGAGCCCCCAGTACGGCGGGCTCGTGACGATGCACTGCACGCGCACGCCGTCGGCGATTAGCGATCGCATAACGCGGCGGCAGTCGCCCTGATAGCAGCGATCCAGTTCCATCACGCCTCTCCCCCTCCCGACTGCTCGCGGGACATGGCGGCGTCGATGGCGGCGCTTGCAGTGCTATAGCCACGCCCTTCGGTGGCGTTGTTCGGCAAGCAGAACCATGCTTCTTTGCGTTCCCACAGGCGGTGTGTATGGACGTGTTCGATCATCCATTGATACCGCTCCGTATCCCTCTTGTCGCTCTCTCCCGCAGGGTGGGTGTAGATGGGCACAAGGCCGCCGATTCTGTCGGCAATGCGCTTGGTCCGCGTGAAGTAGTTACCGCCTGATGGTTGCGCGTAGCCGAATGGCACTGCTCCCGCATCGGCCTGTACCTGCTGGGCGAGCAACGCCTCGCCAAACTGGCGCATGATGGCCAGAACGGTTGACCGCTTGAATTCCACTGTTCCGGGATAGCGATTCATCAGGAATTGCAGGCGATTCGATTCGCCCAACGCCTCGCGCTCATCCTGCTGCGCCGATGCGGCCTTTGCGCGAGCAATGACACGTTGCAGGTTATCTAGCGTGCTGCTGGGCTCGCCATCCTTCACCACGTTCAGGCGATATACGCACTCGACGTGCTCCAGCGAACGCAGCATGTCATCGAATACGCTGCAAGTTGGCTGCACCCCCGCGCCCATTTCCCCAGGCTGGCGAGGGGCGGCATATGCTCGAATCGCGTCCGCAACCTGCTGAGGATCGCAGATCGACCCACCGGGCACACACGCACGGATCAGGGCTTCAGCGTCGAAGGTCGCGGGCTGGCGAGGGGCGGCGAGGATGGCGGCACGAGCAAACCGCGTCAGCCCTTGCGGCGTGAAGGTGACTTCCTTCAGTTCCTCTTCTTCCCAGAAGGTGTTGCGGGCGAACCTATCCGCCATGTCGAAAATCTGCTCATCCGTCAGCCCATCCCCCGCCTGTTGCGGGGCGCTCGGGGCGGAAAGAACAGAGTTGCGCCATTGACGCGCCATCAATGCGGCTTCGTGCCAGTCGGATGGCTGACTCGTCTGGGCGGCTTTCATGTACGCCGTGTCAAACGCTTCAAGCAGCGCCCCACCTTGCGGCTGCGGGGCGGCGCGTCGGTTCCACTGCTCGATAGCGTCAGTTGCGTTTCCCCATCCACCTTCAGCGCCGCAGACATGGCACATGACAGCCCAATTAACCTTGGACTGTTGCATTACCCCCGCCTCACCGCCGCAGAACGGGCACGGCAGCAATTCGCTGGCGTTGGTGTTGTCGGTCATTTTCTTCTCCTTAGAACCATGCGGCAGCCACATCTCGGTGCGGCGTCCATGTCCTCATGTGCTTCGCGTGACGCTGTTGCGCCTCTTCGCTTGCCTGTTCCTCCGCAGACAAGTGCTTGACGATGGAGAGCAATCGCTTCTCCCCGCGTGGCTGCGGTGCATCTGGCTGGCATCCGGTTGCGAACGCAGCGACTTGATGCGTGTAGTTGTCGACCCATATCCACCGGGCGATGTAGACGAGCCCGGCATTGCGCAGTTCTTGCAAGCGCTTCCGGGTCGTTCCATCGGTCCCGCCTGAATGCTTGCTGATCTGCTCGATCGTCGCCGTACCGTGCGCGCCGACGAAGGCAATGATGCTGTCGAGCACCGCCTGTTTCGCTGCCGTTTGCTTCGCGTGGCCGGCGTTTAGCATGTTGCCCTCCGGCTCATCTTGTCGGAGCGCGCGCGGCGAACCTGGCCATCAAGCTCGGCGCTATGTTTCATGATCATGGTTCGACCCTCGATCAGTTCGGTTGCCGACCGACTGCGTCGCGGCCCTTGGGTGCATGCTTCCACCACTGAGCAGGCTTCCCGCTGGCGCCATAGTCGAAGGGCGTGAACACCTGGCCGCCGGCGGCACCGCGATCACGCAGGAAGCCCCATGGTTTGACGTCCTTGGCCGGAACGATGAACAGCGACCAGACCTCGCGCGGCGTATGGACACCGATCAGCGGGCCGGGAGCCAGGATCACGCGATGGAACGTGTCACCGGTCAGGAAGTTGAACCAGCGCACAGCACGCGTGCCGCTGCGGGTGGCCTCGTAGTACCAGCCGCGCAGGATGAAGGACATGGCCCAGCGCCACGGGTGGTCGTGGAGACCACGATCGGGGTCAGACCCGACGAAGCGGTGCAGGTAGAAGCGGATACCGAAGAGCGCGCACACGAAGTAGCGCTCCAGGTAGGGGCGGTCGGCCTCGCAGATGATCTTGCAGGGGCGGCCAGCGGAGTATGCGAGCAAGAGGCGGCGGATCATGCGGCCTCCTTTGCCGGCGCCATGGCAGCGTCGTACTGGCGGATTGCCCAAGCAATGGCGTACAGATTCCAGATGAATCGAAAGGTGTACTCGTCGCAGTTCCATTCCCAGCAATCCTCGAACAGGCGCGGGAAATCCTTGTCTTCAAAGTCGTTCAGGCGTGACCAGACGCTGGTATCCCCGTCGCAGGCATAGTCCAGGACGTCGTTTTGCACCTCCTGCAACAGCTCGGCTTTTAGTTCCGCCGAGATACCGCGGCCTTCGCAGTAGTCGTCGATACGTTCCTTGACGCGCTTTTCGAAAGTCTCGGCATCGAAGCGCTTCGCCGCGCCGTTCCCATATCCATCGCAGGAAACTGCCTGCAGCTTCTCGCACCAATAGCCTTCGTTGATGTAGAGCTTGGTGGGGTCGCCGCGGTCGTCCGTGCGGAAGAACTCGAACATGTCAGAGAGACGCGAGAACACGTACGTGCCGCAGTCGCCCTTGATACAAAGAGTGCCGTGCCACGTCAGGATCTCGAACCAGTAGCTACTGGAATCGGGCTGACGGAATTTGATGTGCCGGTTGACGCCATCATCACGGATGACGGTCATTGCGTGCTTGGCGACATCGCTTTCAAATCTGGCCTGGGTGCAGGTCATCGGTACAGTCTCCCGTGGATCTGTTTGATCATTTCGAATTCAGCGGCGGTGACGTTGACCACCTGGCTGCGGTTGCGGCGCTCCTTCAGGCTGCGGACGAGCTCGATCTCGGCAGACTTGAGGGCGCTGGTATCGATCAGCCGGATGACGCGGTCGAGCATCGTGTGTGGGCTGACCGCGGTGGTTTGTGCTTGGCGTTGCATCCAGCGGTGATTGAGATAGGCGCCCACGCCGAGCGCGACGAATGGTGCAAGCAGGGCCGGCGCAACGGCGAGGACGGTGGTTAAAGTCGGCATCGGGTCAGTGCAGGCGCACCAGGACGGGCGCGCCATTGATCCAGCGGCCGGTGACCTTGAAGCCTTCGGCGCGACGGGCGCGCACGTACTCCTCCCAGGTAATGTCGGGATTCATGACTGCCTCCAGATAGGGGTAGCGGTAGGGGCGTCCGGATTGAGTTCGGCGTAGATGCCGGACAGGGCGATGGCGCTGAATGCAACAGCAAACCAGAAACCGATGGCGCGGAGGAGCTTCACGCTGCGCTCCCGGTGGCTCTTGCGATGACGGCCGCGCGCTCGTGATAGCGGGTGGTGCCTTTGCCGTCGACGCCGTCGCGGGCGTTGCGTTCAGCCCAGACGTCTTTCTGGGTAACGGACATCAGCTGCAGGCCGTTCTGGATGATCCGGTGGGCGTGCTGCAGCTCGCGGAGCAGATCGGCGCTGCAGTTGGTGACGGCCGCTTGGCGCAGGGAGGCTTGATCGGGTGTCATGCGGCCTCCGCAGACGTGGCAGCAGGTTCCGACGTGTTCTCGGCTTCGATGCGAGCAAGGGCCTTCGCGTCGATGGAGATGCGCACGCGCAGGCGCCCCTTCTTGAGAGTGATGCGGGTCCAGATGCTCTCGTCGCGTTCCACTTCTTTGAAGCCGACAACAAGGAGTGCCTTGTACAGGCGCGCATCAGCGTCGAAGACTGAGGATGTGGAGATGGAGATCGCGCCCCTATCAAAAAAGCGGCCGTCGACCTGGCTGCCGTAGAGCGTGTAGCCGGCGGCCTTCAGTGCTGCGTGCTCGGCTTCAAGCAACGCCAGCGCGGCGTCTGCCTTCTGCAGATCCTTCAGGCGGCTGCGATGACGGGCCTCTTCCCAGGCAACCGCCTGCTTACGGAGCGGCATTGCAAGGATCTGATCGTGAGTGGGGAACTTGGCCATGACTCAGACCCACCCGCGCGACGAGGCGAAAGCGAACGCAGCGACAACGCCGAGCGTCCACAACATGATTCCGATAGGTACGAGCAGGTCCATCCCCTCATCTCCCGTTTTGTGTAACGATGAGGGGAGTCTACAAACAAATATGTAGTTCGGCAAGAACCAAACAGAAAATTTTGTTTTCTAGCGGAGGCGCTCCTTCCGAGCGAGCGTCGACGCCAAGTCGCTCGCGTGTTCCATAGCCAAGAGGGAGGAGCTCGCGTATGCCCCAAACATTTGCGCGATGTAGGTTCCGTCCTCGCATCGACGGATGACGATCATGTCGTCCTGCGCCCCCGGTGGTACCGGCGGGCGATGCCTTGAGAGCCGATCTTTTCGATAGGCGCCAAGGTTCACTACTTTTGCCATTGCTGAGACCCCTTCTGCCGCCGGATTCTCAGGGCCCGGCGATCGATACTGGGGGACACAGATAGCGGGAAGGCTGCGGGTGAATAACCCCGCGAAAGCGGTATGCAGCGCATCTTGCCGGTGTGGCGGCAGATCGCTCTGTATGGCTACGGCAAACAAAAAGCCCGCTCTAGGCGGGCTTCTGATCGGTCATCCGTGTGAGTGGCGCTTTCGGGATACGTCCTTGAGTTCCGCCTTCCCGCCTGCAACAACTACCGGTTCGCGCTGGTCGTTGGGGCGCTCATCAAGGGGTCGTGTGTCCAGCTCTTGGAGGTAGGCGAGGGCTTTGGTCAGGCTGGATCCCGATAGCTTCGCCAGGATCGACTGCGCAATCTGGCGCTGGGTCGCCTCTAGTAGTTGGTGGGGCGCGCCCTGAGAGTCATCCGGTCGGCGGTGCTTGGATTCAACGACGATTACAGCGCCATCGGAGTCTCGCCCTTCGACGTCGAAGCCGTCGGGGCCTGGGCCGGTCCCATAGGTCAGCCACTGAACATCTACGTCCAACACCTGGGCAATTCGAGCTGAGTACTTGCTGGACTTCGCGTTCTTGTTCGGGTCCAGGAGGTGCTGAATGCTCTGCGGCTTGCACCCCATTCCCACGCGCCGAGCCAACTCGCTCTGGTCGTGGTTTGGGCTCAGGCCACGCGTGGTCATGGCCAAGTAGAGGCGGTCTGCATAGGTCGACATACACAGCATTTTGTTATGCCGTCTTGCAAAAGGGACGGTAGCGTGCTACAAATCTATGTGTAGACACGATAGGGCATCCGAATGCAAGACAGTCCGTGGCAAAAAGCCGTCCGCCTTGCGCACTCACAGGAAAAGTTGGGTGCGCTGTTGGGTGTGACCCAGCAGACGATCTCGTACTACGTCGAGAAAGGTGGCCCGATTCCAGCGAAGTACTGGCGAGCTTTGGAAACGTCGCTAGGGCTGCCTCGTCAGGAACAGCGTCCGGAAGACTGGCAGGAATACTGGCCCGAACTGGCTGCGTCCGTTCAATAGGAGCCTCAGTTTCCCGTCTGGCCGTCTTCCAGTGCTTGTGCGATGCGTTCCAGTCGCGCAAGAAGTTCACGAGTTGTGCGGATGCAGTCCTGTAGTGCTGGGCGTTGGTCGACTGGCTGGCGTCGGCCCCGATGGGGTTTGCCTTTTCCAGTCGCGAGCCACTGAGCGGAAACGCCAAGCGCGCGAGCGATGGCTTCGGTGTGGCGGCTCCCGGTCGCGTTGCGGTTCGGGTCAGCCAGGTACTGAATCGATTGGTACTGGACGCCGATGCGCTGAGCCAGAGCGCGCCGGGATGTCGGCGGCTCTGTCTGTTGCATTGCCCAGCGGAGGCGTTCGGCGTACGTGTACATGCGGTCGAGTTTGTCATTGCCTCTGTGCAGATTTGTCTGTGTTTTGCCGGCAGATCGTTCTGCCACCTTGGGCGAGCTAAGCCCAGTCAATCAGTAAGTCCTCGGGGGGAACCCCGCGATTCGCGGCATTTGCCGCTGCAACACCAGGAAGGAAAAGACCATGTCCCGTCGATCCGAGTACCGCAACGAAGTTAAGACGCGCCTCAGCGACGACGACTACGCCGCGCTCCAGGCATTCAAGGCGATGAGTGGGTTTGACTCCGACTCTGCCGCCCTCCAGCGCGCTGTACGACTCGCGTTGCGTGGTGCTGTAGGAACTTTGCCCGTGTCGCTCGTTGGCGTCAGTGCCGAAGTGGCCCAACTTGGGACGCAGGTGCACGCATGAGTGGTGAGCGCAAAACTCCAGATCTGGAGCGGAAGATCCTCAGCGTTGCGCTTTCGACGGAAGAGGCGGCGGACATGGTCATGCGGGCCGGTAAAGAGGGCACGCCGGTTGCCGATTTCCTTGGAACCCAGGTGCGGCGCGGGGCTTACGGGCACATGTATGCCGAGACGGTGGCCGCACAACTGCGTCCCAATCTGGGACATGTAGGGACAGGCAGGGACGCGAGGGAGGGCGACGCGTGATTCACGAGCTGATGCCGCGCGCAGATCTGCGCGAGCAGGGCGCCCAAGCCTTTCGCCGCGGGGAGTCCGAGGCGGATAACCCGCACTGGCCGCCCGGCACAGACGCTCACTTGGAGTGGAACTTCGGCTTCAAGGACGCGCAGTACAGACCCACCACCCAGCACGACTAGGAGAGGGCATGCACACGCAAGTCGCTCACACCAGCATCCGCAATTACGACCGTATGCGGTCATCTGGCCAGTTGGGCCGGGTCCAGCAGGAAATCATGGCAGTCATCGACGTCTGGCCGCGTGACTACTCCCTCAAGGAAATCGCCGAGGCTACCGGCCTGGCCATCAACACGGTCAGCGGCCGGGTCAACGAGCTGCGCCAGCTGGGTCAGCTCGAGCAAGGGCCGCAGCGCGCGTGCAAGGTCACTGGCAGGACGATCCGCCCGGTGCGCCGCCCGCATCCGCAGGGGGCGCTGTTCTGATGTCGATCGTTCACGTCGTCTCGATGTCGGGTGGCAAGGACAGTACAGCCACGGCCATCCTCGCGCTGGAGCAGCACGGTAAGGATGCCTGCCGGTTCGTCTTTGCGGACACCGGCAACGAGCACGAAGCCACCTATGAGTACGCGCTGGGCTATCTGCCGTCCGCGCTGGGGATCAAGGTGGACGTGGTGCGCGCTGACTTCACCGACGAATTTGCAACGAAGCGCGCCAATCTGGGGCGCCTGGCGGCCGGCGAGCCGGAGACGGCTGTCTATGGTCGGCGGCAGTTCAAGTACTCCTGGACGCCAGAGGCCGCCGCGCGCGCGCTCGAGCTCCTTCACCCGACGGGCAATCCGTACCTGGACATGTGCCTGGTCAAGGGTGGCTTTCCTTCCCGGAAGCGTCAGTTCTGCACCGATTACCTCAAGACGCAGCCATTGACTGCCTACGCGGTCGAACTGCTCGACGCTGGCCACGCCGTTTGGTCGTGGCAAGGCGTCCGCATTGACGAGAGCCATTCCCGTCGCGTGCGGCTGCAGGGCACTGGCGCTTGCGTGAAGGCATTCGAGGAGGTCGGTGGCGGCCTGTTCAACTACCGCCCGATCCTCCGCTGGAAGGTACAGGACGTCTTCCAGGCACATGAGCTGGCCGGCATCAAGCCGAATCCGCTGTATCTGCAGGGGATGGACCGTGTGGGCTGCATGCCTTGCATCAATTGCAGCAAAGGTGAGCTGCGGGAGATTGCTCGCCGCTTCCCGGCCGAGGTCGAACGCATCGCGGCATGGGAGCGGTTGGTGTCAGAGGTATGCCGCCCGCGATCCCCAGTTTCGTTTTTCCACTTGGGGGCGAAGGGCCACGCCGGTCAGTCGTCGACCATTCATTCAGTCGTGGAGTGGAGTCGGACCGGCCGCGGTGGACGCCAATACGACTTGCTTGTTATGGCTGAGCTGGAATCCCCGGCTCAGTGCTCATCTGCCTACGGACTCTGCGAATGACAGCCCTTGTTGTAGTTATCGCCAACGGCAAGTCCGCCCGTGTCAACCCGTTGCTGCATCCGGACATGCTCTGTCACGGCCAGCAGTGCTATCTCCACTTCCCAGGCATCTGCCGGAACAACCCCGACACCGTGGTGCCGGCCCACTCCAACCAGCTGAAGCACGGCAAGGGGAAGAGCATCAAGGCCAATGATCTGATGACGGTGCCAGCCTGCTTCCAGTGCCACTACGAACTCGATCAGGGGAAACGCTTCTCGAAGGGGCAGAAGAGCCTGTGCTGGGATGAGGCATACGACCGGTGGGCGGCATATCGCCTGAAAATGTATGGCGTGCCGGCGGCGCGCATTGAGGAGGCCGCTTGAGCACCATCATCATGTCCAAGTGCTGGGATCTGGAAATGCCGCCGACCCAGAAGTCGGTGCTGATCTCGCTGGCGGACAACGCCAACGACCAGGGCGTTTGCTGGCCATCGATCCCGACGATCTCTCGCCGTACCTGTTTCTCGGAGCGCGCCGTTCAGAACGCCATCAAGTGGCTGGAGCGCTATCACCTGCTGAAGGCAGACCGCTCGAATGGTCGCCACACCAGCTACACGCTCACGCCGGGGGAGTACCTCATGGAAACCCCCGCAGCAGATGCACCGGCGCAGCAAATGCACGGGCGCAGGAAATTCGCTGGCGCAGCAGATGCACCAACCCCCGCAGGAAATGCCGGGGTACCCCCGCAGCAGGTGCGCCAACCCCCGCAGCAGGTGCCGTCTAACCGTAAAGAACCATCAACTGAACCGTCAGGGAACCGTCAACGCGCGTCCGCCAAGAGCGGAAAGACCGCGAAGACACCGGCCTTGTTCGAACGGCTGTGGCTGGCCTATCCCCGGAAGCAAGGCAAGGCGGACGCCGAAAAGGCATTTGGCAAGCTGGCCGCCGACGAGGCGCTGCTCGAGCAGATGCTGGCGGCGATTGCGGTGCAGGCGGCCAGCGCCGAGTGGCGGGAGGAGGGCGGCAAGTTCATTCCGCACTGCTCGACCTGGTTGAACGGCCAGCGGTGGCTCGACGAAGGTGTGACCGTGGCCGAGGGAACGGCAGAGGATGCCTCCGAATGGTGGCAAAGCTCGACGGGCATCGAAGCGAAGGGCGCGACCTGCTGGCGCGCGCGAAAGTCGGGCGAGGATTTCCAGCGATACAAGGTTGGCGTGTTCAAGGCGGCTGGCGAGGGCCCGTGGCGCCAGGCGCTGCTTGCGGACCTGTTGCGCACCAAGAGTTCGATCTACGTCGACGTGCATGTGTACTTCTACGGCCATCCGCCGGCGGAGGGGCAGGCATGAGGTGGCTGATCGTTGTTGATGCCGCCGTGCTGATTGTCCTGGGCGGCGTCATATCGGGTTTGCTCGGCGCGTCAGTGCTTCAGAGCAGCCTCCTGGGCGGCTCGCTGGGATGGTTGTACGCGCGGCTTATGGCGGGAGGGTGGAAGTGAGTATGTGGGGGCAGTGGGCAAATGCGAACGGACGAGGCCTGGCGGCACGAGTGCGAGGTGCAGTGGCTGGCAGGAAGGCCGGGGCAGGAGATCGCGGACTACCTGCGCAAGGTGGAGAACAAGCGGGGGCGGCCGACGGCGGACAAGTTGGCATCGGACGTCCGAGCGGTAAGGCGGACAAACCGAGCAAGTACGGCAACGAGCGGGTGATGTTCCAGGGGGAGGTTTTCGACAGCAAGCGCGAACTGGAGCGCTACTGCCATCTGCGGATCCTCCAGCGGGCCGGCCAGATCCAGCAGCTGCAGCGCCAGGTGGAATTCATCCTCGCACCGGCGGTGGTCATCGATGGGCGGAAGCGCCCGCCGCTCAAGTACGTGGCGGACTTCACCTACGTGGAACGCGGCGCCGCGGAGAGGACTGTGGAGGACGTGAAGGGCGTCATCACCAAGGAATACCGAATCAAGCGTCACCTGATGGCAGCCATGGGAATCCAGATCAAGGAGGTGCGGTGATGGGTTGGAGCCTTGGATTCGACGAGGACATTCACTTCGCTGCCCGTGCGGCGAATACGGTTCTAATCGCCGCAGAATCTGCGGTGAATGTGTGGCGTAGCGAGGAGCGGAAGGTATGAGCTCCGCCGACATCTGCGACGTGTTCGCTTGCCTAGTGATGCTGGCCATTGCCGGCTCAATCCTGTGGGGGATGGTTCGATGACTGCCAGATGGACCAAAGAGGATGACGAGTTCCTCGAGCAGGGCTATCGAGATGGCCTGTCCGGGCAGGTGATTGCCGATCGACTGGGGCGCACACGGACTGGTATTCACATGCGCGCGATCAGGCTGGGTTTGCGGGTGCTGGATGAGCGTGGTGACAAGTCGCCGCAGTGGATTGCTATCCAGAAGCTCTGCGCGGATGGGGTAGGGCGGTCCGCAGCTGAGATTGCGGACGCCATTGGCGCAAATCGCGAGAACATCGCGCGGCTCATGCTTTATCGACATGAGAAGGGCTATGCCCATGTGGAGCGCTACCTGACTGGGCGGCCGGGCAAGGCATTGCCGGTCTGGCTTCCATTCCCAGGCGATGACGTTCCATACCCCGCCTCTAGCCGCAATGCTCAAAAGCAGAAGCGGTGTCGTGCACGCAAGCCGGTTGCGGTAGTCGAGCGGCGGGAGGCCGCGCCAGTCCCTCCACCAGACCAGCACGAGATCATCCGCGCACTGTTCGGTATGGGAGCAGCAGCATGACTGAACGACAGAAGGGCGGCGAGTTGGCGCGGCTGGCCGGCATGTGGTGTGGCAATCCGGAGTTCCGCCGCATGGTGGCAGACAGGACCGGTAGGTCGTGTGAGACGGCTGGCGAGGCCAGGGCCTACATCCTGGAGCGGTGCGGCATCGAATCCCGGGCGCAGTTGGACCACGTGCCGGCGGCAGAGGCCAAGTTTCACGCTAGCGTGCGCCTGCCATGGGTGCGCTGGCAGCAGGGCGCAAGACAACAGAACCACTTCACGAGATAACCAGGCCATCATGACCGAGACCGAGATCCTATTCACCAGCGCGGACAGCGCTCTCCGCTTTGCTTTCTCGTACTCGACGCAGCAGTACAGCCCGACGCCGATGGCGCGGGCGATGCGCGGCGGCAATGTTGGCACCGGCAAGGGGCTGGTGGGGGTGGACGGCGCAGGGCAGGCGGGGATGATCCAGGCGGAACTGAAGGAATTCAGTGAACTCGACCGGTCGCTGCTCATTGCTCAGTTCGCGCCTGTCGAGTTGCCCTGCGATTGCACCAGGGCGTGCTGCTCTGGCAACCGCCCGAATGTGGAGTGGGCGGACGCGATCAGCTATCTGACTGACCATACCACCTACCTGTTCGCCGGCCACCTGTCCAGCTACAGACTTAGACGGACGCTGGTCGAGCGGCATTTCGGTGCGCACCGGGATATTCACGGGAAGAAGCTGACGATCGAGCGGCTGGCGCAGCAGTGCGAGATCCACAGACAGACTGTCTCGACGCACCACCAGAAGCTGATGGCCTACTTTCGGGGCACGAAGGGCGTGAATGGCTCGGTTGGTGTCCAGGCAATCGCCCTACAACGCGCCAACGAGTTGCTCCGCGATCGAGGTCTTGTGGGGGAGGTGGATGCGATGCTCGCTATCTCTACTTAGGAAGGGCATCCGGCCAATTGGTGCGGATGAAATTCATGGTGGTTTCTGCTTTGAACTCTTCGGAGAAGTCGGTTCGTTTATAGCGTTCGGAGAACCCTTCCAGTCCGACAATTTCAATTTCATGACTATTGTAGTCAACCAGCATGAATAGAGGGGTTGTCGTTACCGGCTTTGGTGCGTTTCGCGACAACAGAACGGTTGTCGTCAACCCGCCGTAAAGGCGGATGAACGCCATAACGGCATATCTTCCGGCTTTCGCCTTCGCGCTGCAAATAGCAACGATGTGTCTATCAGACGGTACGTGGCTGAACGCGTCCTTTTCTTGTTGGCTGATCACCACCATGGGGCTTCCATGCACGATGCCACTCTTCACGCGGCTGAACGCGTGGTGCCTCGCGTAGTCTTCCTCGAAGATGTAGATCAAAAAATTCATGGCTATCTTGGCGTAGGTGCGCCGATAGTGATCAAGATTAATGGAGAGCGAAGTTTGGACGACCGGGTTCGGGGAATCCTGGTAGTTCAGCGTATCGGGGAGGGTGGCGGCAAATGCAGCTCGACGGGCTTGGCTGAGTAGGGACCCGACGTCATCCTCCTGCGCTGCCCGGAGAACCAGCTGACCGGTCGACTTCTGAAAGAGCCGAGGGCTGGCGTGGTTGGCGCTTTCTCGATTGTCTTTGAGGGGCTCGACCCATACACAAGATCTTGGCGGGCTGTCTCCCGTATGCCTTCCAGAGGGTATGTAGCTGTTCCCATCCCAAAGATATGATTCAATCGAATACGTGTTGCTTCCGTTTGTAGCAATTTTCCGCACAGAATCGATCTTCTCGGTTGAGAAGATGGCGCGCGCTTTTTCTAAGAATGCTTTCGGCTTGCCGCTCGCGCCTCCAGTAAAGCCGACATCGCCGTTCCGATGAAGCAAGAACTGCATCAGCATGTTTGGTTGCCCCTTTGCATGAATCTCTGCCTCGGCAACCGTGCCATCCTCAAGAACTACGGTCGTCATCTTGGTGTCCATCCGCGGCTTGGAGACCTTGCTTCCTCGACGTCTGCTGTGTTCCTGGAGTAGTACGCGAGCGAAGGCGTTGGGGGATGATCGCATGAAGCTCGCTTCCATCTTGGAGAACCGCACCTCATTGCACTCTATACATACAAGGTTCTTGAGCAGAAACCTTGCATTGTCCCCTCCCAAACCTGCAGGGAACAAATGCTCATCTGAGAACGGTCCCGGGCTGTCACAATAGATGCAGGTCTGCGGTGTCATTGTTGTGGCGACCGAAAAATCATCAGGATACCCGTATCAGGTCCGTCGACCCTTACTTTGCACTTGACCTTTCGACATTATGTGTCGAAAATAGACCTCATTCTGATACGCCGCAGAATTGCACCCAAAGCCCGCTCAGCGAAAGCCAGCGGGCTTTTTGCTTTGGGGTTTGCCATGTTCCTGCCTATCTCCTACTTCCTATTGTGGGGGATGTGGCCGCAGGTCTGGTGGCCCAACACGCCTGTCTCCTCCCGGTAGTTGCATCGGGTTTGGGTATGCCGGCCGCTGGCTGCCGTACCTGTTTCTTCTTCGCGCCATGAGCCGCCTTACCACTCTGAAGCCTCGCCTCATCGCGCTGAAGGAGGACCGCGTGGCCATCACGAATGGTGGCGGCTGGCGAAGTAGAGGGATGAGTAGCAATGAGCGTGGCTATGGCCACAAGTGGCAGAAAGCACGGGCAGCGTGGCTGCGTGAGCATCCTCTGTGTGTGTACTGCCACGAGGAAGGGAGGACGACAGCTGCTGACCTGGTGGACCACATCATCCCGCATCGTGGTGATCAGAGACTGTTCTGGAGTCGATCGAACTGGCAGAGCCTATGCGGGCCCTGCCACAGCGGACGCAAGGCACGTGAGGAACGAGCAGCCGGCCTGCGTTGAGCCTGCCAGCGGGCTCCGGTGGGCCTTGTCGCCTGGGCGGGGGTATCGAAAGTCTGGGGTCGGCCGGGGGCAAGACCGCCAGTTTCCTCACGCGCAGAAAATATCCCGTCCGACGAACTTGTTAATGGTTTAACACGGCAGCCGCGTTAAGAGCACGCCGCAAGTCATTGAGCGCAAACGGAAAACGTCATGCGCGATGTTTAACATTTGAACCGCTTTGAGCGGGCATTAACATGGCTCTCACCGGCAAAAAACAGAAATTTGCCGAGGCCAAGGGAAGAGGGCTGTCCAACAAGGACGCTGCGATCGCAGCGGGCTACAGCGCGAGCTCAGCGGCTGCTTCGGGTTCCCGTCTTGCGAAGGATCCCGACGTGCTCGCGCACCTGGATCGAAAGAAGCGGGCGGCGGCCGCAAAGAAGCCAGCTCCACCAGCGAAGACGCTTCCGAGTAAGGATCCGGCTACCCTGGAAGCTGAAACATTAGACGATGAGACTGCGATCGCCTCCTTCGACTGGGAGCAGGCAACTCGGTTTGGTGACCCGAAGGCATTTCTGAAGGCGGTCATGAACGACGTCGAGACGGAGCCCAAGCTGCGAGTGTTCGCAGCGAAGGAGCTAATGCCGTACTTCCACAAGAAGCTGGGCGATACCGGCAAGAAAGAGCAGGCGGCAGCTGATGCCAAGAAGGCGGCCAGCCGGTTCGCGCCGGCGGCGCCGCCTAAGCTGGTCGCGGCGGGCGGCAAGAAGGTGTGAGTATGGAATGGTCGACTGCGTGCACTGACTGGGAATTCAAGCTGGTCGAGCGGAAGTCGATCATTCCTCCGCCGATCTTCGTTGACGAAGCTGAACGCGCGCTGCAGATCTTCAAGGAACTGCGTGTTGTTGATCTGCCTGGCAAGCCCACGTTTGGTGAGTGCAGCGAAGAGTGGGTGTTCGATTTCGTTCGGGCCATCTTTGGTGGCTACGAGTCGGAGACTGGCAAGCAGCTGATCCGGGAATACGGACTGCTGATTAGCAAGAAGAACACGAAGTCGACGATCGCGGCCGGCATCATGCTGACCGCGTTGATTCTCTGCTGGCGGGAGGAGGAAGAACATCTGATCCTCGCGCCAACGAAGGAAGTGGCTGACAACAGCTTCAAGCCGGCCGCAAGCATGGTCCGTGAGGACGAAGAGCTCGCGGCCATGTTCCACATTCAGGACCACATCCGGACGATTACCCACCGGGTGACCCGGAATAGCCTGAAGGTGGTGGCCGCTGACACGGATACCGTATCCGGGAAGAAGTCCGGAAAGGTGTTGGTGGACGAGCTCTGGCTCTTCGGCAAGCGCGCCAATGCCAGCGCAATGTTCATGGAAGCGTTGGGCGGCCAGGTGTCTCGTGATGAGGGGTGGGTGATCTATCTGACTACCCAGTCTGACGATCCGCCGGCAGGTGTGTTCAAGGAGAAACTTGACTACTGGCGAGGTGTCCGTGACGGCAAGATCGTCGACCCAAAGACGCTGCCTGTTCTGTACGAGTTCACGTCTAGGCTGATCGCGTCAAAAGGGTATCTGGATCCGGCTAACTTCTACGTCACGAATCCGAATATCGGGCGCTCTGTGAGCGCGGAGTGGCTGGAGGACCAGCTGCGAAAGAACCAGGCGAAAACGGATGGGACGCTGCAGCAGTTCCTCGCCAAGCACCTGAATGTAGAGATCGGTCTGGCGCTTCGCTCTGACCGCTGGGCCGGCGTGGACTTCTGGCAGCAGCAGGCGCGTACCGGCATTACGCTGGAATCGCTGATCGAGCGGTCCGAGGTGGTGACGATGGGCATCGACGGGGGCGGCCTGGACGACTTGCTTGGTCTGTCCGCTGTTGGTCGGGACACCGAAACGGGCGAGTGGCTTACATGGTGTCATGCCTGGGCGCACCCAAGCGTGCTGGAGCGGCGCAAAGAGATCGCCCCGCGGTTGCACGACTTCGCTGCGGCGGGTCATCTGACGCTGGTGAAGAACATCGGCGAAGACGTTGGGCAGTTGGTCCAGTACGTCTCGCAGGTCGAGGAGTACGGTCTTCTGTTCCAGATCGGGGCAGACCCGGCCGCGCTTGGCGCGATCCTGGACGCGCTGGAGGACGCTGAGATACCCCGCGACAAGATCGTCGGCATCTCGCAGGGCTGGCGCTTGGGTGGAACGATCAAGACGACCGAACGGAAGCTGGCAGAAGGCGTGCTGGTGCACGACGGATCGCCAATGATGGCCTGGTGCGTTGGCAACGCAAAAGTGGAGCCTCGTGGTAACGCAATTCTGATCACAAAACAGGCCAGCGGAACCGCAAAGATTGACCCGCTGATGTCCATGTTCAATGCCGTCGAGCTGATGAGCCGCAACCCAGAAGCGCAAGACGGGCCTGGAATCTATAGCTTATGAAACAGATGATCGCAAAGGCGCTGGGTGGCTGGCGATCCCAACCGCCACCTGCCGTGCCGGCCGCGATCGAGCCGACGCTTGGTGCTGCGGCCACCAAGCCGGCAGACGTCAGCGCACTGGGTGAGAACTCATTTGTCGACGGTCTGTCGATGGACGAGCTGGTGAACCTGCTAGGCGCTGCGTACAGGTCATCGTCAGGCGAAGCCGTGACAGAGAGCACCGCCATGCGGGTCTCAGCCGTGTACGGATGCGTATCGCTGCTGGCCGGTGCGATCTCCACCCTGCCGATCGGCATTTACGAGCGTTCCGGGAATGACCGGCGCAGCGCCGACCATGAATACTGGTGGCTGTTCAACGAGCAGGCGTCGGAGGGATGGACTACCGCGGCTGCGCTGGAGTACCTGATCTCCGCCAAGTTGTTCCACGGCGACGGTTTTGGGCAATTGCTGCGGCCCAGCGCCTATAGCAACCGCGTAATCGGCTGGAAGCCGCTGCACCCGCTGTGTGTGATGCCGTTCCGGCACGAGGGTCGCGTCCTGTACCGCGTCATGCCGAATGACGGTAGCGAGTCGTACACACTGGACAGCGCGGACGTGATTCACTTGCCCAGCCTGGGATTCGATGGGCTGCGCAGTCCCAGTCTGATCACCTATGCAGCGGTCGAGGCCATCGGCGCCGCTATCGCCGCGCAGAAGTACTCCGGCAAGTTCTTCTCGGACGGCGCGAACTTCGATTACGCGCTGAAAACCGAGCAGAAGCTCAAGCAGCCCCAACTGGAGGCGCTGAAAGCGTCGCTGCTGGCGCGGATCCAGAACGGTGGGCGCGGCCCGCTGATCCTGGACGGCGGCCTGGCGCCGGCACAGCTGAGCGTCAACAGCAAGGACGCCGAGATCTTGGCAACGCGGCTTTTTACCGTCGAGGATATTTGCCGGTTCTTCGGCGTGCCGCCGCATATGGTCGGCCATACCGACAAAACCACCAGCTGGGGCAGCGGCATCGAGTCGCAGGGCATCGGATTCGTGCGCTACACGCTGCAGCGTCACCTGACGCCGCTGGCGCAGGAACTGAATCGGAAGCTTTGGCCGGTGCGCCAGCGGTTCTTTGTGGAGCACATCACTGCAGCGCTGGAGCGTGGAGACCTGAAATCGCGATACGAGGCATACAGAATCGCACTGGGCCGCGCTGGAGAGCAGCCGTGGATGAACGCCGACGAAGTGCGTCGGCTGGAAAACATGCCGCCGAACGCGGATCTGAATCTGAATGGAGGTGCCAGTGCGCAACCGACTTAACAAGCTGCTGCAGGACAACCGCAAGGCGTCCGCCCGCCGCTTCGACGTGCTGGCGAAGGACGGTACCGATGAGGCCGAGGTGTTCCTCTACGACGCGATCGTGTCGAACGAGGAAGAGGCAGCCTGGTGGGGTGGCGTGGCGCCGGAATCGTTCGTGAAGGCGCTACGAGAGATCGACGCCAGTACGATTCACCTGCGTATTAACTCGCCAGGCGGCAGCGTGTTTGCCGCCCGCGCAATGGAACAGGCGCTGCGCGACCACAAGGCCAAGATCATCGTTCATATCGACGGTCTTGCCGCCTCGGCTGCCACGTTCATCGCTTTGGCTGGTGATGAGATCGTGATGGGCAAAGGCGCTCTGTTCATGATTCACAAGGCATGGACTGGCATGTGGGGAAACGCCGACGATCTGCGCGCCGAAGCGGATCTGCTGGACAAGATCGACGGCACGTTGGCAGATACGTACGCCGAGCGCACCGGCGCCGATACCAAGCGGATCGCGGACTGGATGTCCGCTGAAACGTGGTTCACCGCCGACGAGGCAGTGGAGCACGGCTTTGCAGACCGCGTGGCCGAGACGGAAGCGAAGGCGAAG